TGGGGACGGCTGGAACTGGATCTCGCCCACCACCTGGTATTCCTTGCCACGGTACAGGAAGTGGTCGTCGTCCCGAACATCAGCAGTCGGTGGTGCCATCACCCGATACTGGGTGATGGTGGCAGTCCGGTTGATGTTGTCCTCCCTGGTCTGCACCGGGTCGACGACCACCCCGTTGATGGTCACCGCCTGGTCATGAGGAGGGTATTCGAAGATTGTGTTGCCGTGGTCGGTCGTGGTCGTCCCGCGCAGCCTGCCGATGCTCTGCCGGACGAAGCTCGGGAATACCATCAGCCCTCCACCAGTCGATACCGGTCCATGATCCGCTGCTCGGACGGCAGCGGCACCAGGCCACCCGCCACCCCAGGCACCGGAGTGCCCCACTGGATCGACATGCTGCCCGCCTGCTCCCGGGTTGCGCCCAGGGGCGAGGACAGGCCACGCGCCGCCAGCGAGAGCGTCAGGAATTTCAGGTCCGAGATATCCTCGAACCCGTGGTCCATGACCGCTACGATCTTCCGGAAGCGGTCAGTCCAGAATGTCCCGTCCCGCTTCTCGACCATGCCGAGTCCGGACCAGTCGTGGGACACCCCGACCAGGTCCACCGCTACCCCAAGCTCGGTCACGGAGACTAGCTCCTGGAGGTTCAGAGTAGGCAGGTGGAGCAGTCGGCCCCCGGGTCCGTCCAAGGTCACGGAGTGGCCCAGGACAACCGGCCCGATATGCCACCCGGCCTCTTTACGGATCGAGGAGGTGACCGCCGTTAGTGCTGGTGCGACCCGGGGGTCGTCCAGCAGGATCTGCCCCTTGGTGAATGACTCCAGCTCCGCTGCTGTAGCGAAGTCGGGAGCCGTCGCGATGTACCTCACGAGGCCACCTCCTCTCCGTTACTTGTTTTCGACTGCCTTGGCCTTGTTGGCCGGTGCGGCCTGCTTGACCTCGGTGGCTCCGATGCGCTCCGCGTCCTCAGCCGAGAGCTGGAGTTCGTGGCGGATGCCGTTGATATTGACTTCGTAATGTCCGAGCTTAGCCATTGCTGGCTCCTTTCGTGGGGGTGAGTTTGGGGGTCCTAGGCCCGACGACGCTGACCTGTCGCCGGGCCTAGGAGATTAATCCGACCTAGGCCGGGGTGGAGAGGTCCAGCTTCACGATGCCTGCAGGCTTGCGCACTGCGAGCGCCAGACGCTCCTCAGCACGGACCGTGACCTTGTTGGTCGTGAAGTCGTCAGCGTGCGAGTTCGTGGACTCGACCCGGACGCCTCCCTTGCGGTAAACCGTGGCGGACTGGCGGAATGCGCCTACCACTGCGGTTCCCTGGGCGATGGACGGAGTAACGACCGTCCGCAGACCCCAGATCGGGGGGTTCAGCAGGATCCCGCCGTTGCCGTACTGACCCTGGAAGAACCCGCCGCCGTGGTACTGGCCGTTGGCATCCTTGGACAGGCGCAGGGCCTGGTAGTCCAGCGGGTTGATCGCGATGCCGTCCGGCTCCAGGCCGGATCCGGTGCGGACTGCCGTAGCTGCACGGAAGATCGCGTCCGCCACCGACTCATCGTCGGACGGGTTGGCGGCAACACCACCGTTACGGGACATGAGCTGGATGCCGGAGCGGTTCAGCAGACCGAGCAGGTTAGTGCCCACCCCGTCGCCGTTGAAGATCTGGTTCTCTTCGAACTTCGCGAGTTCGTAGAGCAGCCGGGTGTTGATCTCCGAGACCACGAAGCCGAGGTCCTCCAGCATTTCATCAGTGAACTTGATGAAACCCGCGATCTTCTTTACCGCGTCGGACGCGGTGATCGGGTCCGGGAAGTGGAGCTGCGGCTTGGCCGCACCTTCCGCCACGGTCGTGAAGGCACCCTCGACGGGTCCCTGCTCGATGAAGTAGGAGATCGCGGTCCCGGCGATCGAACCCGAACCCAGGAGGTCGGTGATCACCAGTTCCGGGCGAACCGCCTGGACGATCGTGCGGTCGAACGTGGTCAGCACCGGAGTGTTGAACACCGTACCGGATCCCTGGGTGTCAGTCGCGGCCTTGGACTCGGGGCCGTTCCACTCCGGGGTCCGGGCCACGTAGCCCGACTTGCCGAGGTTGGACTTCACATCCTGGTAGATGGACTTGACGAAGTGATCACCAAGGGTGGCTGCAGTCTCCTGCAGGCCCTTCTCGCGCTGGTCGCCCTGGTCGTCGCCACCGAGGTCACCGAGCTGCCGGAGCAGGTCGGAACCCTTGGCCGCGCGGGCGATCCTGGCGTCGAGGTCCTTGACCTCGGCCATCTTCGCCTCGACCTCTGCCTCGTCGTAATCGTCCTTGGCCAGGAGGTCCTGTGCTGCCTTAAAAGCTGCAGCTCGCTGTTCTTTGAGGTTCATTACTGATCCCCTTTCAGAGCTAGGAGTTTCATTTCCAATGCGAGCTTGCGCTTCTTAGCGGACGGATCGGGACCGGGTTCCTCGGACTTGCCCGGAACCGGGTCCTCGTCCTTGACCGGGGCCTTACCGCTGGCCGAATCGTCAAGCATTACGCCACCCGCTGCCGACAGCAGCAGGTTGCCTACCGAGTGGTAGGTCTTGAGTAGGGATTCGAAGGTCTGCCTATCAAGACGACCGTCTCGCATCGCACGCTCTGCGAGTTCGGCGGCCTTGACTGCCGTGATCTCCGTTTCCTGGTTGGCTCCGATCGGAACTACGGAGACCTCGTAGAGCTTCAACTTTCGAAGCTCGTAGATCTCCTCCGTCTCGGACTTATCGTCGTCCGGGTCCTTCTGGCGGGAGGCGAAGCCACCCTCCAGGACCTCGTACGCGAAACTCATTTGGTTAATCCTCCGGCCCTTGATCAGCCGGTAGGTCTGGACCGCCTTGGGGTTCTCCAGGTCGAGCTGGTTCAGCGTGAGGAGACCGTGGTCATCCTCTTTCGCATCTTCAACGTGCCCGATGTTGTAATCCGGGTCCGACATGTTATGCCCGAACAGGAGCGGAATTAGATTTCCCGAGTCCTTCCAGCCGGACAGGGTGTCCGAGAAGGCCCCAGGGAGCACCACGTCGCCGTAGCTGTCCTTGTTGCCGAACACCGAGGCGTAGGCTTCGAACTGGCCTTCTTTCAGGCCGTCCTCCGGGCCAGCTTTCACCCGGATTGAAGTGTTTTTCATCTTCATGATTTAACCCCTTTCCGGGCTTTATTCAGGCATTCTTACAGTAACCGAGCATGCACACCCGGCCACACCATCTGCACCCAGGACTGGATCGCCCGGCCACTCGGCTCCGTTGGAAAACTTCTCGTCCACCGGGACTGTCTCGCCGTTCATCCTGGAGTGCGCCTTGCGCGGGTTGGATGAAGTGACTACCCAGGTCTTGGTGGCCTTCCGATCCTCCGTCGAGAGTTGCTTTGCAGCTTCGGTGGTGGCGAACGCGGAGAAGCAGGTCACGAGTGCCGCCGCTCCGACCACGGAGCGGGTCTCCTCTGCACTCGTGAATACATCCCCGGGTGTCGGGCCATCCTCGTCCTCCGAGGTCGCGAGAGCGTCGTCGAGAGCCGCTTTCGTGGCCCCATTGATCGCCTCAGCCCTGGACCGCGAGACTGCCTGCAGGAATTTCACCGTGCGCTCCTGGTCATAAGACCCGGGGTCGAACCCCAGTTCCTCCGCCGTCTTGCGCCCGATGTTCGCCGCGATCTGGGCTGCGATCTTGAACAGATCCGCTGCCAGCTCGTTGTTCCAGCGCTCCTCGTCCCACCACTCGTCCCCGGCCTTCGCTCCTAGTGCTGTCAGGACGACTGCCCGCTGCCGCTTGAAGTACGCTTTGAGCGCCTTCTCAGTGTTAGACTGCGCGGTCTGCGAGGCCCGAGCCTTTATCGCCCTGACTTCCCCTAAATCCACGAGCTTGCCCGCCACCCCAGGGTGGGAGGATTCCCCCGTGATCGAGTCCGGAGTCGAGTCCTGCGGGCTTGCCTGCCCACCCTCGACCACGTTCAGCGGCACGATCAGCTCGTCTCCACCTTCGACCTGTGGCAGGTTCTGGCGAGCGCGGGCCTCGTTGCGCGACATGTACGGACCGCCGACAGCGGACTGCAGCATCTGGCCTTCTTCCTCAAAGGACCCGCGCAGCTTCTCTTTCACGTTGAACTCGTAGTACAGGTTCGTCTTGGACGCGATCTTCGGGAGCAGGAAGGTATTCAGCCTGTCCTCCAGTTGCACCAGCGTCGGCCCCAGGGTCTCCCCATAGAGCATCCGCCGGAACTCCTTTACGTTGGAGAAGTTCGCGTTGTCCAGCAGGCCGACCATCGTGGGGTTCACGTGGTAGACCTGGCAGCAGGTGGTGAAGCTCAGCTTGGCCGCTTCCACGAACTGGTCCTCCTTGGCGGAGAAGCCCAGGCGCTTGCCCTCCATGCCGTCCTCGAAGATGATCGACCCGCCAGCGTCGGCTCCGTTGTCGCCGTTGAGCTTGCTGTCCAGGATCTCCTTGAACTTCCGCTTCTGATCAGCGGTCCAAGAGGGTGCATCCTTGGGCCTGGAAACCACCATGCCGACGCGTCCACCCTTGGTCCACTGCTGCTCCCGGTAGACCGCAGCGTGGATCTGCTCCGAAATCGTGGCCTTCAAGGCCTCGACCGGGGAGACCCCAGCGTGCAGGTTGTCCGGGTCCCACCCGTGAAAGTGGATTACGTCCTCCATCGGGATCGGGGTTGGACCCTTCGATCCCGGAGGCAGGACCCACACGGTCGAGGCTCCCCACAGGTCACCACCCGTGAACTTCTGGACCCACCGCATCGGAATCGGCTGGATCGTCCAGCCGGACGGGGACTCGATGTCCTCGGTCACCAACCAGATTGCCTCGTCCCACAGGGCCAGGTCCGCCACCAGACGATAGAACAGGTCGTAGGTGGTCATG